TGCAAGTATTGGTAGGAACAGGCAGTTCTTCTTCAACTGTACCAACAGCTCCACCTACGCCTACAAAACTAACCAATAACGGTACGCAGTCAGGCACACTTACATTTGTAGTAGGTAGTGATGCACCAAATACGTTGTACTACGTTTGCCAATACCATTCAGGAATGGCAGGGGTTATTAATATAGTTAACTCAGGAACGTCTGAAAAAGTCTATGCCGTAACAGCCAATGGCTCAAGCAACTATGTAATAAATGGTGCATCTAATCCTACCCTGACATTGGTAAGAGGCGAGACGTACACGTTCAATGTTAATGCTACTGGTCATCCATTCTGGATTACAACTGCTTCTGGTGCGTACAGCGCGGGGAATGTATATCTAGGAACCTCGCTTCTACTCAATTACACCAACGCTGGCATCATCGACAACACAGCTAAGAACGTATTAGAGACTGTAGGTGGTGTATCTGTAAGCACAGTGCTGAGTAAATGGGGCGGTAGCTCAATGCTGTTTAATGGAACTACGGGCTATTTGGTTAGTCAAGATTCCGTGGAACAAAACTTTAGCTTTGGAACAGGCAATTTTACTGTTGAGTTCTGGATAAATACCGCAAGTCTTTCTGCTGAGCAAGCAGTATTTGATACTCAAACATTAGGTGGCGCGGCTTCAAGAACAGCATCTTTTGTTTTGGTAGTTACTACGTCAGGCACTTTTAGAATTTATACAAATTCTGCTTATAGTTCTGCTACATCAAATTCTATAACAATAAACACTTGGAATCATATTGCAATGGTCAGGAGTGGAAGTACAATAAATATTTATGTAAATGGCGTTTCTGGAGTAAGTATTACCAATTCAACTAATTTTTCTACTTCTAGTTGTGTTATAGGAAGATACGCGGATAGCGCTACTAGCTTTTTAAACGGATACCTAGATGACTTGAGAGTAACCAAAGGCGTAGCGCGGTACACAGCAAACTTCACACTACCAACATCGCAATTGCAGAGTCAATAGGAAAATAAATTAGGGGTACAGGAATAATGCTTACACTACTTTCAACATTTTTGTCGTTTTTGATGGGTGGTTTGCCTAAACTACTCGACTTTTTCCAAGACAGACAAGACAAGTCTCACGAGTTAAAGCTGGCTCAAATGCAAACCGAACGCGAGCTACAATTAGCCGCCGCAGGATATGTTGCGCAGCAGCGCATAGAAGAAATTAAGTTAGACGAGATTAAGACCCAGACACAATCTGCGGAGAAAGTCTCGCTAATCGACGCACAAAAAGCGGAGATGAATGCAATCTATGCCCATGATACAAGCCTAAACGAAGGTACATCTACGTGGATGAAAGACCTACGCGCATCTGTGCGCCCCGTAATTACGTATGGTTTCTTTTTCTTGCTAGTCGGTATCGACGCTGTGATAGCTTACAAGGGGCTGACAACTGGGGTAGATTTTGTTCAGTTAGCTGAACAATTATGGGATGACGAGACTCAGGCTTTGTTTGCCAGCATCATAGCGTTCCACTTTGGCGGCAGAGCGTTTGGCAAATGATTAGCAAAAAAGCATTAGACATGATTAAGCATCACGAGGGGGTAAGGAATAAACCTTACCGATGCCCTGCTCGACTCTGGACAATCGGCGCGGGTCATGTAATCGAAGCGAATCACGCAAAAGTGCCGTTTGAAGACAGGCTAAGTTTGCCTTGCCCAGAGGGCTGGAATCGTGTATTTACAATGGAGGAAGTAGATGCCATACTTGCAAAAGACCTTGATCGTTTTGTTGCGGGAGTTTTGCGTTATTGCCCTAGCGCTATTAATAATCAAAGCTGGCTTGACGCTCTTGTAAGCTTTAGTTTTAACTTAGGATTGGGCACGTTGCAACGCAGCACTCTGCGACAGAAACACAACCGGGGCGACCATGCAGGAACCGCCAAAGAATTCTTGAAATACACCAAGGCCGGGGGCAAAGTGCTCAAAGGGTTGGTGAACAGGCGTAACGATGAACGTGCGCTGTATATAAGTTAAGGAACGATTATGTCTAGTTCATATTCAACAGACTTACGTATTGAGCTTGTCGGCAACGGTGAGCAATCCGGTGTGTGGGGCACAACCACTAATAATAACCTTGGAACACTAATCGAAGACGCGATTTCCGGTCTTGCAAACGTAAGTATTACTAGTGCTAACCAAGCCTTAACCGCTTTCAACGGCGTAGCAGACCAAGCGCGATGCGCGGCGATTAACTTAACCACTACGACAGTGGCACCGTTTAACATCTACGTTCCTCCAGTTACAAAGTTGTACGTAATTATTAATAGCAGCGTGTATGCAGCAACCATTTATGCAAGTTCTGCTATTGGTAATACAACCCCTGCTGGATCAGGTGTCTCCCTTGCCGCTAACTCTTCCTGTTTTGTGCGGTGTGATGGCACTAATATACGGGATGCAATCGACCATATATCGGGTACGCTGTTTGTTGAAGATGCAGTAACGCTTGGAGATGGTTTAAGTGTCGCAAACAATTTGTCGGTTACAGGTTCTGCTGCTTTTGGTGTTTCTCAGACCGCGACAATCACAACGGCAAACCCCGCAGTAATAACAGTAGCTAACGCGCCCCAGAACAATACTACAGTTTCATTCACCACTACCGGCGAATTACCTGCAAACATTACAGCAGGCGCGCTTTACTATGTAGTGAGCAGAACTGCTACTACTTTTAGAGTTGCTACTTCTGTTGGCGGCGCATCTATTAGTACACTTGATGGAACGCAGTCTGGAACCCACACAGTATCAACAGTTCCCACAGCAGCAACGGCAGCTGCTGGATCAAACTCTGCACAACTTGCAACGACAGGTTTTGTAACTAGCGCGATTGCAGCTATTCCGAGTGATAAAGTGTATCAAACTTTAACGGCAGTAGTTGCGGCTACTACGGAAAATATTACTTTGTCTGCTACACAAACAATTGATGGCATAGCCCTCGTTGCTGATGATAGGGTTCTTGTAAAAAACCAAACGTCCGCGCAAAACAATGGTGTGTATGTTGTGGCTGCTGGCGCGTGGTCGCGCTCTACTGATGCTAATACGGCTACCGAAATTGCTGCTGCTCAAGTGCCTGTTCTTAAAGGGACAGACAACGGCGGCAAAACATTTATTACTAATTTTAAATCTACGGACACGCTTGGAACTACTGCGATGTCTTGGAATGCAATTCTTAGTGGCCTAGTTACAGTCACAGAATTAGCTAATGATGCTGTTGAAACAGCAAAAATTAAAAACGCTAATATAACCGCAGCAAAATTAAATGGTGCACAAACCGGAGACGCTCCTATATATGGGGTTAGAGCATGGGCATCTTTCAATGGAGCATCTGGAGGGACTGTTAATGCCGCAGGCAATGTTGCCTCCGTGGCACGAACTGCTACTGGTAGATACACAATAACTTTTACAACAGCAATGGAAGATGCAAATTACGCTGTTTCCACAAGTGGTTACAACACAGGTATAGATGGCGAATTATTTGCACACGTATTATCGCAAACTACTACCGCTGTTCAAATTCAATTTAGTAATGCTAATGATGGTCGTACTGACGCTGGAGCATTTGCAAGCATAATGGTTATAAGGTAAAAAATGCCTTTACAAAAACTCCAATTTCGCCCCGGCGTTAATAGAGAGGGCACAACGCTTGCCAATGAAGGCGGTTGGTTTGAGTGTGACAAAGTGCGCTTTCGTTCTGGCTACCCTGAAAAAATTGGCGGTTGGACAGCGTTGTCATACACTGCTTTTCTTGGAACGGCGCGTTCCTTGTGGAATTGGATAACGCTGAATCAATACAACTTACTTGGCATTGGCACGAACTTAAAGTTTTACATAGAAACCACGGGTGGCGATTATTACGACATCACACCAATAAAAACAACTACGACCGGCACAGCTACATTTTCGGCAGTTACCACATCCCCTTATTCCTCAACTATTACGGTAACAGATACAGGCGTATCTAATCTACAAGCGGGCGATTTCGTAACCTTTAGCGGTGCAGCAAGTCTAGGCGGCAACATAATTGCCGCAGTGCTTAATAAAGAATATCAAATCACTAGTGTCATATCGAGTTCTGTTTATACAATTACAGCAACGGCAACCGCTAACGCATCTGATGTGGGTAATGGGGGCGCGTCTGTTGTAGCAGCATACCAAATCAGTACAGGCCAAGACATTGCTACTATTGGCACGGGGTGGGGTACAGGCCCTTGGTCGCCTTATTTAACTACCACACTAACAAACCCTTTTGCTACAAACACATCAACCCCCACTACAATCACAGTCACGCAAGCAAGCCACGGGTTAGCCACTGGGGACTACGTTTCGTTTGTTTCGATTAGCGACACAAGTGTTGGCGGTATTTCAAACGTAGTGCTGCAAAAGGGTTTTCAGATAACCAAAGTAAATAACAACAGCTACACCATTTCAACTGTTATTGGCTCTCTTACATACAACGCGACTTCTACTAGTGCGTCTGAAGGTGGCACGGTCGTTGTTAATTATCCTAACTATGCAGTCGTTGCAAGTTACAACCGTGGATGGGGTGTGGGTTTTGCTGCGGGGCTACCCCTGCAACTGCGTCTATGGTCACAAGCTAATTTTGGTGAAGAATTATTATTTTCTCCGCGTGGTGGCGCTCTTTATAAGTGGGCGCCCGGTGCAGGAACAACCCCCGCATATGGCACTCGGGGCACAGTAGTTTCTGGCACGGACGTGCCTGCGTTCATTAATCAAATAATGGTGTCGGATTCAAGTCGTATCACTATTGCGTTTGGTTGCAGCGACTACGGGGCTTATCCCCAACCACAAAATCCAATGCTTATTCGTTGGACAGGGGTAGAAGATTACACGACAACAGGCTGGGCCTATGACCCTGCCAATACTCAAGCAGGATTTACGCTTCTCTCTAGCGGCTCATATATTGTAGGCGCAATTCAAACACGACAAGAGATTCTTGTGTGGACAGACGCCGCGCTTTATTCAATGCAGTATCTTGGCCCCCCGATTGTGTACGGGTTTACTATTCTCGCCGAGAATATATCCATTATTTCTCCTAACGCTAAAGTAACAGCTAACGGCGTTACTTACTGGATGGGTACAGATAAATTTTACGTATACTCTGGGCGCGTTGAGACGTTGCCTTGCTCGTTGCGTCAGTATGTGTTTGAGGACATAAACATGTCCCAAGCGTTTCAATTTTTTTCTGGGACTAACGAAGCTTATAGTGAAATATGGTGGTTCTATTGTTCTGAGGATAGCGAAGTTATTGACCGCTACGTCATCTTTAATTACTTAGATCGTGTTTGGTATTACGGCACGATGCCGCGTTCTGCATGGTTAGACAGCCCACTCCGTCCATTCCCGCAAGCAGCAACGCTTAATAATTTAATTGTGTATCACGAAGCGGCGGTTGACGACGGCAGTACCAACCCACCAACAGCTATTAACTCTTATATTCAGTCGTCTGACTTTGACATTGGCGACGGACATAACTACGGGTTTGTGTGGCAGATCGTGCCTGATATTACGTTTGATGGGTCAACAACACCCGAACCAAACTACCCAACGGTAAACTTTATTGTCCGACCAAGACAAAATCCGGGTTCAAATTACGGCAGTGCAAATACACCGGCGGTCGCTTCGACCGTTTCATACGCCCAACAACAAATCTATAACGTGCAGCAGTTTACTGAACTTGTGTATACCCGAGTACGTGGTCGTCAAATGGCGTTTAAGATAGAGTCGAACTCAATAGGCACTCAATGGCAGTTAGGTACACCACGTATTAATGTCAGACCGGATGGGCGGAGATAAACATGACCAGTGTTGTTTTAGTTAGTAAAACGACGTTAACGCGGGTAAAGTCGCCTACGTTGCCGTTAGCTCCTACCGAGTACCAACAAAAACACCAAGACGACGTTGCTAATGTTTTACGTTTGTACTTTAACCAGCTTGATTCACTAGTGAATCAGTTGACTTTAGGCGGCGTTTATGAAGTAGCGGATTTACCCGACGCTTCAAATGCCGGAGTAGGTGCAAGGGCGTTTGTCACAAATTCATCTGTTTCAACATTCGGCTCGACAGTGGCTGCTGGCGGTTCTACAAAAGTGCCCGTGTATTCAGACGGTACTAATTGGAAAGTAGGGTAATGACTCCTGAAGACCGTGCTCTTATTATGGTGTATGAGTCTGTAAAGCACCGCTTGACCGTTGGTATGGTTGAGTATCTGGAAGCATTAAAAGATTGGGATGTGGTGCCGCTTACCGAAGATGGGCAAGTAATCGGTGGTGTATTGTTAAAAGGCAATGAGATTCACGTAGGGTACGGGGTTAGGCCAAAAAGGTCTATTCGGGCATATATTCGGGCTATTCTTGGTGGCGTAGTAGATAAATATGGCTGGGCAGTAACCCAAGTAAGAGAAGATAACCTCGCTGGGTTGCGGTTCTGTGAACGACTAGGATTTGTTAAATTTGGCGCACAAAACGGTACAATACTACTACGTTGCGACAGGAGTAATTACGTATGAGAATACCAAATAAATTTAATGGCTACAGTGCGGACAATATCCGCTTGTACAACGACCCTGTTACGCTTGCTGCTTTGGCTACACAAGCAGGTGGGCTTGGTGCCGCTGCCGCTGGTACTACTCTTGGTACAGCCGCCGCTCTTGGTACTGCTGGCGCTGCCGCTGGTACAGGCGCCGCTCTTGGTGCCGCTGGTACTGCCGCTGCCGCTGGGGGCGCGGGGCTTGGTCTTGGCGCTGGCGCTGGGCTTGGTACTGGCACTATGGCTGGCACTACTACAGCACTTGCTCCTACAGCACTTGCTCCTGAAGCGGTCGCTGCGCAAGGCATTATGCAATCCGCTGCCCCTGCCGCTGCGGACGTTACCGCTGCGCAAACTCTTGGGCAAGTAAGTACGGCTAGTCCGGGGGTTGTTCCAGAAGCTACTGCCTTTACGCCCGGTGCGCCTGTTACACCGCCTGTTACACCGCCTGTTACACCGTCTACTACACCTGCGCCAACAACTGTACATACTCCGTTTGGTGAGCAACCAATACCTGAAGCGCCTAGCCCTTGGAGTGGCGTGCCTCCTAACGCTTCTACACCTGCTGTAACTTCCCCTGCATCAACCGGCGGTGCGAACGGCATTATGGACGCGGCTAAAACTGGGTATGACGCCCTGTCGTCTGGCTTTGATACAGCGATGAATTTTGCGCAAAAGAATCCTCTTTTAACATCTGTAGGCATTAGTGCTGCGCAAAAATATTTCCAAGACAAGCCTGAAGAAGAAAAATATAAGCGCAAAGATATGTCTGGTTTTAGTGCATCATCGCCTTCAACAGCCGTTTACAACCCTATATATCAACCTACTTCTTATTTAGCTGTTGGCGGCCCTGTAGAAACTATGTCGGCTATTAATTCAACTAGCGGCAATACTATGTATCCTCAAGCGGGGCTAAACACCCCTATGTACAACAATCCAATGACGCAGCGTCCTGTAAACGCGGACGTGGTTAATCAAGGTGTTGGCAATAATGTTGACCCTTATACAGGCGAACAAAAGTTCTCTAAGGGCGGTAATCCGTATTTAGAACAATTAAAGAAAGAAGAAAAAGAACGCAAAGAACAAGCTGAATCTATGTATGAGTCTATGCAGTCAAAAGGCGCTGCTGCTGCCAGATCAACTAGAGATCGTACACGTACACAATTAACTTCTTCACCATACGAGACCGCAATAAAAGACCTTCAAGCATTAGGTAAGAAATACAAGATACCAGTTGTTGCGCCTGCCAAGACTAGCGTAGACGTGATGGGTGACCCAGAGGCAGAAATCGTTGCTGCACGTGGTGGGATTATGCGCGGTTTAGGGGGGTATTCTGATTATGCTTCTGGCGGGCGTTTATTGAAAGGGCCGGGCGATGGCGTATCTGATTCTATTCCTGCTGTTATTGGGCGTAATCAGCCCGCTCGTCTTGCTGATGGTGAGTTCGTGGTGCCTGCACGTATCGTATCAGAGTTGGGAAATGGATCAACAGAAGCTGGAGCAAGACAACTCTATGCCATGATGGAGCGCATACAAAAAGGCCGTCGCAAGTCTGTAGGTAAGAACAAGGTAGCTGTAGACTCTAAAGCTAAAAAACACTTACCTGCGTAAAGATGGCTCTATATCAAATTACTCCTGCGCAACTGCCCCAAGTCTGGGGCATTGTCGCTCCTATGCTTCAAAGAGCAATTGATCTTGATCCAAACGAAATAACTATAGAACAAGTTGAATACTCAGTACGCACTGGGCGTACTTACTTGTTGGTTTGGGATGAACCGGACGAGGGCATTACAGGTGCTGTAACTGTAGGCATTATTGATTACCCACGTCAGCGCGTAGCGCATGTGAACTTAATGGGTGGTAAAGGGATCGTGCGTACACATGTGTTTGATGAAGCTAAAAATTGGATGCGCTTAATGGGCGCGACAACCGCACAATGCTGGGCTAAAGGAACTTTAGTTCAAATGTATGAAAAAATGGGTATGACTAATACCCATCAAGTTATGAGGATCGGGCTATGATTATCCGCAATAAATTTAACGGTTATGCTGCCGACGGACGTCGCACCTATAACATGGGCGGCGGTGGCCCTTCACAAACCACGTCCTATCAGACAAACATACCCGCGTATCTACGCCCCTATGTAGAAACAATGATGGGGGCTACTGAGAAGCAAATCTATACAACAGACGCTTCTGGCAAACCTACAGGGTTTAAACCGTTTCAATCTTATTCTGAATACGACAAAAAACGCGGTGGTACAGGTGAGTCTGTAGCGGGCTTTACCCCAATGCAAGAGCAGTCTATGCGTGGTATTCAGAACTATCAACTACCGGGGCAAACTGGGCAAGCGTCTGAAATGGCTGGATACGCTGGTCTTAACTCCATGATGGCTGGGCAGAATTATCAGAACATGGCGACCAACCCTATGGCTACCCAAGCCTACATGTCGCCGTACATTCAAGGTGCGCTTAATCCGCAAATGGAAGAAGCCCGCCGCCAATCTGGTATTACAGGATTAAAAAACCAAGCAGACGCTATTAAAGCCGGAGCGTTTGGCGGTAGCGGACGTTTTGCGTTAGAAAGCGAACGCCAACGTAATCTTGGACAGTTACAAAGCCAAATATATGGCACAGGGATGCAGAACGCATTCCAAGCCGCACAGCAAGCGCAACAGTTCGGTGCCAATCTTGATTTGCAAGGTCAAGGTCAAGCACTTCAAGGCGCTAGAACACTAGGAGAAATGGGTCAACAGCAGTACGGTCAAGAGATGGGATTGCTTGGACAACAAGCTGCTATAGGTAAACAACAGCAAGAGTACGAACAATCTCGCTTAAACCAGATCATCCAAGACTACGCTACAACACAGCAATACCCGTTCATGCAGTTGGGCATTTTAAATGCTATGACCCGTGGCTTGCCTATGCAGTCTGTAAACACAAGTATGTACCAAGCGCAACCGTCTAATTTGCAGTCAATATTAGGTGCAGCGGGGATGCTTCAGAACATGGGGCAGCAAAAGAAAGAAGGCGGCATCATTAAGATGGCGAGCGGCGGTATAACTAACCCATACAAGTTAGCTGGTATGGCTAAAAAGCTTTCCGACCCACAGTTAGAAGGGCAAGAAGACGATCCAATGGGTGTCATGGAGGCTGAAAAGCTGCGTCGTAAAGAAGTTCGTGGTATGGCCTCGGGCGGCATCATTGCGTTTGCCGAAGGAAGTAAAAAAGCAATTGATGAAGTAGAGAACCCGTTCAAAGATGAAAAACCAAAAGGTATGTTCCCTATTAGGGAAGACCTAGCCGAAGGCAAATCAACTGATACAACTAGTAAAGTTCCTAAAAAAGCTCCTAAGTCTGAAGGTATTGCTACTAAAGCCGCTGCGCCACAGGAAGATGGGCTTTTTGATGCATATCAAAGACGCATAACGGCTGCTATAGCAGATGCTCGTAAACCTGATCCGTATCAAAACGATCTTCTTGCAGCGCGCCAAGAAGCATTAAAAAGCATTATGAAATCGGACGTTCAATTAATCCAAGAACAAAAAGATAAAGAAAGAGCCGCTGGTGTTAAGACTGACTTCATGGCTAATCTTAAGCGTACATACACCACGCAGTTAGACGCTATGGCTAGTGAAGCGGAAGATCAAAAGTATCTACGCCGTGCACAAGCATGGGCGGTCTTCGGTTCTACTCCCGGCCCCCTACTAAAGGTTGGTCTGCAAGCTATGGCTGGTTATATCAACGACACGATGGAAGATACTAAGGCTCGTAAGAAAGCTATAAACGAGTTGAACAAAGCCATCTATGATATTGACCACGCTGAGTATTTGGTTAGCATCGGACGTATGGATAAAGCTGAATCAGCTAAAGCCGATGCTTGGAAACGTGTAGATGGGCTAAACGATAAATTAGCTACGTTGCGTCAACGTCAACGTGAAGCTGAACTTGGTGCTGTAACTGAAGGCGCTAAGGCTGAAATGCAGGGTAAATATAGGCTTAAAGAACAAGAGCTTCAAAACCGAGGACAGATTGCCGCTGCGCGAGAGCGCGCTTCTGGTGCTAATAAAGAAGATGCTTTAGCGAATAAAGAGACCACCGCTGCTTATAATATGTATAAAGATTGGAAGAAAAGTGACGATGGTAAAAAACTTTCTGGGTATGAAACAGCTAGAAATATAAACCCAGAAAAATTTGATAAAGGCCCGCTTAAAGCAGACTACGACAGGTTAAAGCAAGAAGAAAGAAATATTCGGGAAACTGCAAAAGAAGCTTATCGCCGCAGTAATCTACCTGTCCCTGCCGATATTGGGGGAGATGCAGCGGCTCCGGCTAGTGGAGGAGGTACATTTAATTATGTACCGGGCAAAGGTTTAGTACCTGTTCAATAAGGAATAACATGCCTAGCATTAATGTCCAAGGAGTTGGCACTGTTAACTTCCCTGATAATATGTCCCATGCCGACATAGTAAAGGCTATTGAAAAAGACATATTACCTAAGTATGGTAAACCAGCCGAGCCAGAAGGTAGCGACTTTGTTCGTGGTTTTGAAAACTATTTACCTCAGACAAAAGAGTCATACGGCGCAGCTAAGGTATTAGCTGGTAAAGCTATTGGCTCTGACGCTCTGATGAAGAGCGGCCTTAATACTATGGAAGAGGCTAAGCAAGCTCTTCGCGCTAAATCTAAATCTACTGACTCGTTCACTGAAGCCCTTGATAAAGGCATGGGGGCGGTGCTAACTGATTGGCTCCCTTATCAAATAGGTTCCGGTGCGGCTAATATCCTTGAGTCTCTTGCTGTCATGGGCGCTGGCGCTGCGGCGGGTTCCGTAATACCCGGTTATGGTACGGCTGTAGGCGGTGCGTTGGGTCTTGTTGAGAAAGAACTTGTAAAGACAGGTGTAAAGAAACTCGCTAAAGAGATTCTTGAAAAAGAAGGTGAAGAAGTAGCTAAGAAGTTTGTAGAAGAAAAAACCGCAGCAGCAGCTAAAAAAGTGGCGAGAGACGTAGCAGCTACTAGTGCACTTGCTGCTCAAGCTGGGTTCCACGGCGCTGGCGAGACTACATCCCGTGCTGTTGAGGAGGCGCAGCGCTTAGGCAAAGAAGCTACTGATATTGAGATGGGGCGTGTGGTGCCTGCCGCCATAGTGCACGGTGTTGCTGAATTTATTGGGGATAAGATTGGTCTGGGGGCGTTTAATAAACTTGACCTCAACCAGAAGAACCTCTTATTAAACTTTGGTAAAAACTTAGTAGTAACAGGTACTAAAGAAGCCCCGGTTGAAGTTATACAGTCAACCGCTGAGCGTTACGGCGCGCGCTTATCCTTGTCAGATGCCGAAGCTATTAAAGAATATGTTGATAGCGCAGCGGCTGCTTACGCTATGTCGATTGTCCCTGCGGCTGGTGGTGCGGTTAAGACTCGTGGCATGGCGGGTATAGAAGAAAAGTCTCAACAGCTACAAGAGCAGTTCCGTCAAGACGCTGAGCAACAGATGGAGTCAGGTGTAGTTGACTCACAAAAAGCAGAAGCCGAAGCGCAGAAGATTGGCACTACCGCTGTGCCTGATGCGCAAGGTAATGTGCAGTCTGTAAGTTTTGAGCCTATATCAGATGCTACTGCTGTAGATAAAGGCTTGCAAACAGCCGCAGCAATGGTGGCTAATGAAGAACAGAAAGCTGAAATAGCCGCAGCTAAAGGCAAAGAAGAAATTGCCCAACTAGTAGGCAACGCCTACGCAGAGCATAGCAGTGGTAAAAAAGTATTAGACGCGTTAAAGCCTCAACTTGAGGCTATGGGCATTACAGATGTAAAAGAACAAAAAGCAATAATTGAAGAAGCACGTCAAAGTCTTAATATTCCTACAGGCAACACCAAAGAAGGTCGCGCAGCCAAGAAAGTATGGCAGCAACAATGGAAGGATAATCAAAATGCCAAGCAATCTAGTCAAACTGTCGGAGGAGGAAGTGAGTCTGGCGCTACTAGCCCTGTATCAACGGTGGGAGAATCCACCGGAGAAGCTACAACATCTGACGTATACGGAGTGGACCTTACTGGAGGGACTACTAGCGCAACTGATAGCACAGCGGCAGAACAGCGTGCTGCACTAGATTATGGTTCATTGCCAAGTCAACAGCTTATAGATATATATGAAGACCTAACAAACACTTATGAACAGTATAAAGCCGCTAAAACTGAACTTGACCGTCGTGGGGAATTTGCGCCTATACGTATTGCTGAACTTGAGCGGATACTAAATAACCCTAATTTAAGTGCCAAAGAACGTGCGTTGTTTGAATCTGAGCTTAGTCAATTAAAAGAAAACCGTGTTACGGAAGAAGCTCGTTTGGCGGAGCAAGAAGCAGCGGCAGAACAGCGTGCTGCATTAAAAGAAACAAAATCTGATCGCCCAGAAATTGTACAACAACGAGCCACACTTGAACGTGTTTTGCCAAAAACAATTGGCGGATATACTTTAGGAGCCATAACTCCATACGCCGGTAATTGGACTGTAAACTACACCCTTACTAACGAAAACGGGATGGTTTTTTCGACTAACGTACCTATTGATGCGGAGATGTTAGAAGGTAAAACAGACGCAGAAATAGAAACGGCAATTCGTGAACGCGCAGCAAAAAACGGATTACGTGAACCTATTAAGCCAGCCGCGCCACCAAAACGCACTATTAAACTAGAAGAAGATAAAGCTGCGCCAGTAGAGCAACACACGCCAGATCAGGCTGCGTATTTGGGCATGAAAACCAGCACCCGCGCTGCCCCAGCAACGTCTATTAAAGAAGGCATGGGTTATGCAGCGGCGGAATCAGCGTTCGACTTCTACGATTCGGCATACAGCAACATAGAGCGGGCGTTAAAAGACCGCGTCAAACAAGAAAACGACGCAAGAGATGCCGCATACAATGAAGCTAAGAAAGCTAAAAAACGTGGCGAAAAAATACCGAAGCCGGAAAAAATCACTGCGCTTGACATCTTGCAGAAGATGCCAGAAGTTGAACTTATAAACCTGTTTAAGAAAAACGTAAACGAAAAAAAACTTACTGATGAACGCCGTGCGCAAATGGAAGCACGGACTAAGTTTATTAATAGCCTGACTGAAGAACAACAAAAAGCAGTACGTAATCAAGCAATTGAGTTATTCCAGCGCGAAATAAAAGCTGTCAAAAACATAGGCAGGACTACTACTGAGTCCGATCAACGTAAAAATCGCGAACAAGCCGCCGAAGAGGCAGTTAAAAAACTATTAGAGTCTGTTGAAAAACCATCGCGCAAAGTTACGCCGTCTAAACAAAAAACTGGCCCGACTCAAATAGAAACGCTTGAACAAAAACGTGACGCTGCTATTAAGAAAGCGTTAGAGAGCGGTGAAGTTGACCGTTTATTTGCTGCTATTTCTAATGACAAGATTAATGATTCTATTACAGCATACTTCGCTAAAAAAATTCATGATGTACTTAAAAGTCTTGGTTTGTCTAGTGTCAAAAAATCTATTGAAAATAAACTAGCCGCATGGGAAAAACACAATAACAAAAATTACGAGGCCGCGCGCAAAGATGTAGATGCTGCTGAAAAATATAGGCGCCAAAACTCAGATAAAAAAACACCAGAAAATTTACTTGTTGCAGAAAAAAATGCTAAAGCCGTAATAAAAGAATACGAAGCGGAAAGAGAAAGGCTTATAAATGAATTGCCTGAAGGTACAACTCAATATCCTACTATTGTTTTAGGCAAAGTAGAGGACGGTCACCCGGGCAAGTATGACCCATCAACTGAAACTATTACTATTGATCTAAACAATCTGGGTAAAGAACGCCTAGATATTGTGGCGCTGCATGAACTAATGCACTACGTAGCAGATCATGTGGTAGATAACCGTAAAAATTTAACTAGAGAACAACAGAACGCGCTTAACAGATTAGATAATTTGTATAGGTATGTTAATTCAAAGCTGGGCAAAAAATTTGATATTAGCAACCTTAAAGAGTTTATAGCGCAGTCATTCTCTAATCCAGAGTTTCAAAAGGCTATGGGCAATCTGTCTCCTATGGAGACAGAAGGTAAAAAGCAAAATATATTTTCTTTGTTTGCCAAGCGCGTTATGGAGTTACTTGGCTTCCGTAATCGTATGCTCAGCCGTGAAGAAATAGAAGAAGCTGGTGGTACATACGGCGCGGTGCTTGGGGACGTGCTAACACAGATTGAACAGATTATTAAGGTTGAGCGTACTGCCCCTGCCGTAGGCGTGTCATACATGTCTAAGCAAGCCGCCCCTATACAGAACCGTAGCCTTGAGGAAATGAAGTCGGAGCAGAAGACAGGCAAATCGACAGCGGCTCCTAAGCGGTTATATAACGCTATGCTGTCAGGTAAGTTGGGTAATTGGGCTGAGACTACGTTCGTCAATGATCGTGCCCCATTAAAGCGTTGGCAAGAGAAATTAAGTTACGCTGGGCGCGTTATTGCTTACGGCGTGGGTATGAATAATATCTACGATCAGATTGTCTTGTCGTCTGGCAACGCGCATTGGATGTACACGCAGTACGTACAGACACTAAATGAAGACATCCGTCAAGATGTAGCGGCTTACGCTAAAAAGAAAGGTCTGTCTGTAGAAGAAGCCCTGCAAGAGTTATCTCTCTACGCTGTCTATCGCCACATGCAAGAACGCCGTGAAACTCTTTACATGAAGAAAGTGAAGCTAAGCGACGCGCCTATTATTAAATACACCGACGCAAAAGGCAATATAAGCAATATTTCTCCCGCTGCCATGCGCGAAGAGATTTTTAAACTATTAAACACTAATGAAAAATTAACTGATGCAGAAATTGCAAGCTTAGATAAAGCGCTCAGAAATATTGTCTTCGATAAAAATAATACTTATCTAAGCCCTGACGTTATAGGCAAAGATGCGTCTAACATTAATAGCACATCATTTGACGTAGCCGGTACATACACAGCGCAAGAGATTGCCGAGATTAAAAAAGACTACGACAAGAACAAAGCTGACGTTGACCCAATCTTTAAGACAGTTAAACAACTAAACAATACTATTCTGAAGCTTAATAAGATGTCTAACCGCATGTCTAAGTATGCGGAGAATTGGATTAAGTTCTACGGTTGGGAAAACTACGTGCCTCTAAAGGGCAAGAACGTATCTGAGGAAGCTGAGCTTCTTAACTTGGACAGCCGACGCTTAGGTGGTGAGTTGCAAGATGCTGTGTATACATTCCAAGGTAACCACCAAATCCCTGACAACCCAATCCTTCAGGTGATGGCTGATGGCGCGTTAGCCGCCATGTATGTTAGTTTGAACAACGTAACAGAGTCTATCTATAACTCTTCTAAGTATAGTAAAGATAAAAATCCCAACGGTTCTGGCGTGTTGCCAACAGCCGAGGTAGATCAGATTATTAACTTTGAACAGCGCCAAGATAACAAGTTTGTTCAGTCATTAGGCGGCGAGACTAAAGTATTCCACTACATGCCCGACGGCAAAGTAGCGATTATCAGTATTAAAGACAAGCAGTTGCTTGAGTCCATCAGACGTTCATACCGTGAGATCAACTCGATGGTGGACTTTCTTAATAAGGCAACTGGCTTCTTCGGGCAGCTTCATACTCGCTTTAACATTGCGTTTGCGCCTGTCAACTTCGTGCGTGACGTATTAACTAATGCATTCACGATGGGCGCAGAGCTTGGCCCGAAAGCTGCTTTTGATTACATAGCTTCTGTAGCCAAAGGGATTGTTACTCGCGGGATGTTCAAGACGCTAAATTTCAACCGCCTCTATTCAAAAGGCAACATCGCTGAGATCGAGCGCCTAGCCGCAGCAGATAAGTCAGGTTACTACCAAGCGATAATGGACTACGTTAAGACAGGTGGTAGGGTGTCTTACTTAGCAGGTATCGCTAATAAGGGTCAGTTCGATGAGTTATACAAAGAAGCCGGGCCGGGGCGCGTTCTAGTCGGCAAGAAGATAACTAAGTTCTTCGACGGTTGGATTGACATGTTCGAGGTAGCTGCCCGCGTCTCTGCGTTCAAGGTCGCTAAAGAAACCGCTATGGGAGAAGCTTCCCGTGAAGGTAGAAAAGGCCCCGATGTAGAGAAAGAAGCTACCGTGCGCGGCGCTGCATACGCTAAAAACCTAGCTAACTTTGAGCAGGTAGGCCAATGGGGTAAGGCGCTTGGCGCGTTCTATATGTTCTTCCGTCCGTCTGCTACAGGCGCGGTTAGGGCATTAGATGCTTTGATGCCAGCGTTTATGGATGCTCAACAAGCTAGAATACGTCAGCCGGATTTTGTCGTAGCAGCGGCAGCGCGCAAAGAGTTACAAGATAAATCTATTAAAGGCGACGCTAGAACTAAACTTGAGGCGCAGTTAAAAGACGCTGAGAAGGCGCTAGACAAGTTCGATAAGACGTTTGCCGAGCGCAAACAGAACGCTAAGATAGTATCTATGGCACTGATGGGTGTTGGGTTTGTTGTCTATCAGATGGCTAAGTCGGCAGCGGACGACGACGATTTAGGGCGCAACAAAGTCGCGACAGATGATATGTCCCGCTGGACTAAGTTCGCCCGTTTTTATATCCCCGGCTATGAGCAGCCGTTCCAGTTGCCTTGGGGCTTTGGTCTTGGCTCGTTCGCTGCTATGGGTGCACAGATGGCGGCTATGTTGGGGGGCAATACTCGGGTTGGTGATTCTCTAGCTAACATGCTGACTATCACTCTTGACTCGTTCTTGCCGTTGCCTGTATCGCGCATTAGTCCTGCTGAGAAACCGTTGGAGTTTGCGATTGACTCGACGCTGCCGTCGATTGTTAGACCTCTAGTTGAGTACGTGATGAACGTAGATGCTTTGGGTCGTCAGATTTATAACAACCGTCAGTCACGGTATGGCGATGCGTACACAGGCGGCGATAGTGTCCCTGAAGCTTATAAGATGGCAGCGCGCTATTTAGTAGAAGCTACAAACGGTGATATAAATATTACTCCTAATACGTTGTACTTCTTCGCTAATTCTTATGCGGATGGCGCTTCGCGCTTAATGCACAACGGCATAAACATCGGTCTGTGGTTGGCTGGTGAGAAAGACTTTAATCCTAAGACTGACACATTAATTTTGGATAGCTTCGTTGGTACTAAGTCTAACTTCGACGCCCGTGAATGGCAACGTGTTGAAAATGATTTAAAAGAACGTGAAAAAAGAATTAACATGTTCGAGAATAAACCAGAACAATACGCTAATTATTTAGCAGCGCATCCACTAGATCAGATGTTAGTTAATATGTACAACCATGACGCAAACGGGTACTTAAAAGATTTGCGTGAAGACGCTAATAAATATCGTGATATGCCGGGGCTATCCCCCAAAGATCGCAAGCAGATTGTAGATACTATCATCCAACAAGAGAACTTTGAGAAGTACAGACTGATTGAGCTTTATAAGGCTATGGGTGTAAACCCCTAGGCAACCCGCCAAACACGGACGCCTAGGTGGCCTTCTTTCTCTGTTGTATAAATCTTCACCCTGATACGTGACTTCTTAGCCGCGTTGTCCGCCGCATAGATCATTTGCGCTGGGCGCAGGGTAGGGATAAAGAAGCTCTCCCCAACCTGCATATACTCATACGGGAAAATCCATTCAGGCTCCTGAGTCATCTCTGGTTGCATCAAAGAATTCACTAGGGATTTGGGTTGCGAAGACATAGGCGTTTACATTCATATTTTTGTCTAACATACTAAACGCATTCTTCCACCCAGCGTCCAGCCTCGTTTTCTTAGTTTCTAAAAGAATCCCCTTAGCCTTCATAGCTATCTCGAACTCCCGTGAACTAACCTGTTTCTCGCTAAGATACTTCTTGAACTCCGTGGTGGATACGAGGACCTGACCCGCTGCAACATCCATGCGTCCGACAAGGCTTGTTCTCGGTTCGTAGCTGACTTTTCCGTCGTTGATTCCGAGGAACCCTGTGTAGTATTTGTTGATGAAGTCACCGACTAATCCCTCGTAATCCATTTGCCCTAACTTAACCACGTTGTCGCGCAGATAAATCATCTCTGCCACAAGTCTACGGTAGATACGCTCTAGATCATAGTTAATAATTTTAAACTCGTTGGCTACCATACCCGCTGTAAACGTAGCGCAAACATAATCCAAATAGAATCTATAGATGTCATCCGTGCCAAAGTCATGTTGAATGCGGTTTAACCAATAAGAAATACGATCCAATAAGTCAGCTTCACCTAGTGTGTAGTACCCCTGCATTATCTTTACACCTGCGTGTCCGTAATTATACTTCAACGGGTCAAACACGCGACGACCTAAGCCGGGGTCAGCTATCATAGCCTGTGGTTTATTAACTACTATTTCAATCATCCTTGCCATCTCACCGTTGGCATAGGCTTTCTTCTCCATGATGATGTCAAACAACGGCCTATTAGAAGTCATCATAGCGATAGACGACGCGCTGAACTCGTGTTCACGTTCTGCATTAACAGAACCCATCATCCTAATTTTGGCTTTACCTTGAGATACAGCGTGGACTAACTTAGCCAATTCTTCTGGCGATTTCTGATGTGCTTCGTCTACCCCATAAGGAATGTTTTTGAAAGTCACGTAACGTGTCACTAACCCATTGTTCGTGGCCTCCAGCACCCACATATCCTTCGGGTTCCCCCATATACTCAAGTTCGCCATTAGAGCGCCCGTTTTTGCGTTGCCTGACTCCCCCGTGTACGACAAGGTCACGCCACTTGTAGACGTCAAGTTCATTATCGGCGCACCAAAGCCAGTAAGCGTCCCTAGCGCATGAAGTTCCATCGACGGTGTGTTCAGTTCTTGTACGCACTCTTGCCATTTCTCAAAGGTTCCTTTTGGATTAAACATCTTAGCGATGCTTCTTATGATTGGCGCAACCGGAGTTTTGTGTACTGTACCATCTGACTTAACCATCTGGTTACCAATAACAAACTCATTACCCAAGCGCTTATCTTCTTTAGCTTCTGTCCATCCCATTTGCATCTGAACAATCTCAGCTTGCACGGTACTAGCTAAATATTTACCCCATTTGTTTACGTATTCCATAAGATGTGGCATGTTCCTAGGTGAAGGTATTACGTCGTGGAACAACAAAGCTTCTTTAAGCTTGTCGGTTGATTGGATAATCTTTGTAGCAAGAGTAAAGTCACGTACCTCATCCTTTGGTAGTATCAACCGCATCTGTAACAAGCTACCCTCCACCTTGCTAAACATCCTAGCGATAGGAAACAGATCGTGCTCGTAAATTAAAAACGGGTCTTCTTGTGTCTTGTTACCCTTTTTATCTATCTTTTGCGGCGGTTGAAAGTAAATACCCCCTTGTTCACCCCTGAAGTACGGAAACAAATAATCAGGATGGTCAGGTATTAAACTTTTTTCAGAAACTTCGGTATCCTCATCTTTCCGTACTGGCTCCGCTTTGGCAATTTTAATAGACTTGCCGAGCGCAAGCGGATTAGTGAAGCGGCCTTTGTACTTACAGGTATCACAGATGCCGGGGTTGTTCTCATTAAACTTATCGCAGGAGAATGGTTTACCTTGTCGTTGGTTCGCTTTGTTTTCTGTTTCTTGCCAACTATACTTAGGGTAGTCCTGTGATATAGCGTGGATTGCAGTGTCTCGGTCAACACAGTGTTGTGCGATGGAAAGCGTTGCGACCCAGATTGGCTCTGGTAAATTTTCCCTGTTTTCAATCGCCCATTTGATCTGCTCACATCCATCCCCCTCTATACTGCGTGTAGCTATTTTGTCAAAGACAGTTTCTACGTTGTCTAGTTTTAATATTGCCTTGGTGTCTTCATCCAAACCTTTTGGTAAATGTTTGAGTATGTTTTCAGTCGTCGGCTCTTCCACACCAAGAAATTCTTTGAACGCTTCGAAACTATAGACGCCCTCGCAATTGCTAATGATTGCCGCTTTTGACGGGGGTTGAGTTTTATAGTTAAGGGTATCCGGACAGCGCATAATGCGCGCCACATCCGCAGTTGGGGCGGGGTCAATGTATAGTTCTTGAAGACAAAAAGTTTTAAATTTCTCCGCATAACGCTTCCACTCATCGACCGCAACATCTTCCTCAAATGCCCAATAGGCGTGGATGCCCGTACCCGAATCAAGGATAATTGGCGGTGGTAACTCTTTCTTTTCCAACCAGATAAGTAAGTTGTCATACGCTTCTTCTTTGGTTAAGTACCCTTTCTTAGCGGTGGCTTTATCTTCGCCAACATCTAAGTCAATAAAGAATGATCGGAGATACTGGGCATCATTAGCTTTACGGCTATATCCTTCAAACGATGCCATTGCTACATAAACGTCTATCCCTTGTTTTTTAAAGTTCTCTGTAAGTGTTACTACTTCATCTAGCGTCTCTGCAAAGCGTTGTGTTGTTCTTTTATTTTTTATCCCAGCTACACAGTAAACGCCCTGCGAAGGCAGTGTTTTCTCATAAAATTGTTTTATCATATCCGCAGAGGCAAGAAAGGCAGGATTTCTCCTGCCTTGTTAATGGGTTGGGCACTTGCTATGTACCCGTTAGATCGGTTCGCCTATTACACTTTCGATATAAGCTTTAGCTTCCTTCATTGACTTCGCTGGTAATACACCGCTACGTGTATCCTTTTGAATTATTGATATGAAAGCTAAAGCTAACTCCTCATGATTGTCACGAAGAATTCTGCCGCGAAACCAATTGTGGACTGTAGCGCGGGACACCTTCATCGCTTTTGCTACATACTTGGCGGGTAAATTAGCTCTTACACATTCCCTTGCTAACAACACACCTATGCGATGGGTGTCCTTCTTCAATCCCTCAATGAACTTCTGACTATATGGGCGCGGCATAATTCTCCTTACTTCTTAGTCCATTTTTTAATAACATCCGTAGCATCGGTCGCCTTCTCGGACGAAACGCGCTTAGCGGATTCACGGACAGTCGGCTCAGATACTTCAGGTGCGGCCTCGCCATCTTCTTTCTTCTTGTAAACAGAAAGTTTGACTGCTGATTCTGCTGCCTGACTCTTACCTTGACGTGTAACTATGTCGTAATCGTTTTGGTCTACTGCGCCCGCAGGGGAGAACAGAACCTTTGGGAATTGGACTTTAGTATCAAACTGAACCTTCGTTACCACACGACCTGCTGCGATGTTGTTGCTTGCTAACATGGATACATAAGATTTGAAAGGCCATCTTCCGTTTTCTTCTTTGCCAAAAGACGAAGCTGCGGGGATAACAAATTCCAATACGTCACCACTAGGGTCTTTTGGTAAGACGACAGCGGTACGCCATGACAACTTGCATTTCGCGCCTACTCCCGAATCATTTGACCCCTTAGCTGAGTTTGGGCATACGTCACACGTCGGGGCGGCAGGGTGCTCAACATCTGCGTCAGGCTTAACGGAGTCGTTCGACCAACATACTGGGGAGGAAGCTTGTCCTTCAACATACGTGCCCTCATAACATTGACGCGAAGCAGCGTGTGCCATCTTCACAAAAATAATATTCATGTGACGGTCTTCTATAGCGCCAACTTCTTTACCGCCAACCATCTTACGGAATACGCCGCCTTTGATTGAAAGGCGCTTAGTTTGATTTGCTCCCGCTCCTGCGCCAGCTACGGCAAGTGTGTCTGCGTCGAGTCCGGTTTGAATAAGGGAAGGGTTATTTGCAATAATGGTTGCGAGTTCGTTACTCATGATTATTTCCTTTTAACTTAATTTGACTGTGGGTTTTCTTACTGTGATACCAAATTCACGCATCACGTTCACGCCGGGCGGCAAACCATCCTCATGACGCTCGGACATGAATTCTTTAAAATTACTTTGGTGAATACGACCTTCAAATAATTCAACTGCACCATGCTCAATTACAAACTTATTAAAGTTATCGCGATCTGAACATGTATACCGCTCCTTCAACTGCTTTAATACTGTACCTGCGGGGGTTTTAATACTTTCTGCATTAACGGAATTACAGTTAGCAAGCATGGCTTGTTCTAATACAGACATCTCACTTTTTAATGCAGCATCCTTATCTTTGTATTCGGACTCAATCTTTTCACGTTCGTTCCGAATAGTCAAGTAAGCTTTAACTAATTCCTCCATATTATTCATTATCAATCCCTTCTATTTCTGATTTATAAAGATCGACAAGTTGCTCATGTGAATCTACTTTAGTTTGCAACATGCGATACATCTTCCTCTCCACTTCTGAACCTTGCAAATGCACTACCGTCATCTTATTGACCTGACCTACGCGATCAATTCGGGCAATACACTGTAGGTACGTTTCTACACTCATCACAGGCGACCAAAAAACTATAGTATCGGCAGCCGTTAGTGTTACACCGTGGGATGCTGCCTGTGGTTGAATGACTAACACCCGTGGATCAGGTGTAGTTTGAAATTTATTTACGATAAGCTGTCGCGCATTAGCTGACACTGCGCCATTGATTACTTCGTTAGATACTCCAATACTTGATAAATGTTTACTGACCAGCTCAATCGTATGTGTGTATGGTACGAACACCAGCACCTTATGTTCAGTTTCTTCTAATACTTCTTCTAACGCAGTTATGCGTGGACTTACATCAAACTCTACTACCTCATGCGTATCTGAATACACAGCTCCGCCCGACACCTGAAGTAATTTACTAAGCATAGCGGCTGCATTTACTGCGCTTATTTGTTCACCAGCGGCGCTAATCAACATGTCGTCTTTTAATCTTTTATAGTATCTTGCGGCTTGTTGAGTGAGTGGTATCTCTCGCGTCTGGTATAAGACATCTGGTAGATCAAGACAGTCTGATTTATTAAATCTAATCGCAGGTTGCAGCGCATCAAACACAATCTCTTTTGCTCTGGGCTTGGGTATCCACTTGAACCGTGTAATTTGTTGCATGACTTTATCCCGCCATGCTGTAGCATACTTGGGGACTTTGTTGGGCGAGACCAAACGCGCTAAGCCAAATGCGTCAAGCGGGGACTGTGATGCGGGTGTGCCTGTCAAAAGCCATAAAGTAGTATCGGGCTTAATTAATTTTGCGAGTATCTTCCAACGCACGGTAGTTGTTGATTTGTATGCGTTTGCCTCGTCTACTACAATTAAATCAAAGCCGCCATTATTTATATCATCGGCTAATATATTTACGCCGTCGTAGTTGGTGACGATAAACTCATACTCTCCGTTAATAATCTTTTTACGTTTAGCTGCGGGTCCGTAAGCTACACCAACTGTTCTGTGCATAGCGGTCTTAAACACATCTGCCTGCCATGCTGAATACATAATCGTCAGTGGACAAACTACTAGCACACGCTTGATAAGCCCTTTAGTCATAAGGTAATCCGCTGCCCATATAACAGAGGACGTCTTGCCTGTACCCGCCTCATTAAAACAGAACGCGCGCCGTCTAGAAGCTAGGAATGATGCAGTAGTTTTCTGGTGGGCGAACGGCGTAAACAAACCCGGCCAGTTGTAGTCACGTAGTATGGGGGAAGGTATGTTATTTAAGCCAAAGGTTTCGGCAAGGAAGTTAACTTCTTCGTGCCCCCAGTAAACAACTAATTCAGTATCAGTGGGGGTCTTAAATAGCGCTTCGCATCTCTCGATATACTTTAACGCAAAGTCTGCTGAGGCATTGGGTAATTTAAAACGCAGCGCACAATCATCTAGTATTTCAAATTTAGTGTCTATCACTTTAATCTCACTTAATAGTTAACGTAACCCCTTACGGGGGTTAGTCGGTTACATCCGTCGCCAAAAGTGGAACTCGAAAGGGTCGGCGCTAAGTAACTGATGCGGTTTATGAGGGAAAAAAATAGATTAAAACCCTCGCCCACTCACATCTAACGGTTGGGGGAAACTATTTCATTGAACCGTCTGACTTACGTTTAAAGCTACGATTCTTGTGCGGCGATTCTAAACGAACTCCGTCTGCATTGCTACCACCTTTTGAAAGCGCTTTGACATGTGCCACATCTTTGCCTTTACGAGCTACGCCTTCCTTGTCTAACTTACGCCGTGCGCGTTGGCGCTCCATGCGGTCATCATGTTCACCCCGAGCCAACTCCTGTTGGTATTCTTTCTTATAGGGTCTTGATTTGTTCGTGTACGCCATGTTTTACTCCGTGAATTTCATCGTTAGATATTTTGCTCTGTCTCGTCAGCTTTTGAAGGCTGCGCCTCACATTTTCTAAGTTGCGCGCCGTGAGCGCCGTGAGCGCCGTGAGCGACTTTGTTGCCTCCGATTCGTTCTCTCTTTTCTCTGTCTTTGCCATTGTATGCGTCATCCAAAGCTTGGTTAAGTATTTTCATTGCCTCATTACTCATAGTTGCGGCGGTTAATATTGCCATTCTTTACCCCGTGTATCTCATCGTTATGAACTTCATGGTCTAAGCTCCAATAAGACACCGCTCGTATGTGCGCGGGTTCCCACTTAGCAGCTATCTCGGCTCCTTGCCCATATTTTAAAGCCTCATCCGGCAACATCGCCGACCGCAAAGCCCCTTTTACTTTCATAAGTCTTATTATTTTCATCGGCTTCTGTGGTGCTCACATATAGTTACAGGACACCAGCCACACAACGGCGTTGGGTTAGCTTGCCATTTATTAGTTTCATACGACATCTTTAACCTTTCTAAGTCTGGAGCAAACGCACTCCATAATTTATCTATATCCACCCTGCTGTATTCATCTGGCATAAAGTTGTTATGCAACATAAACAACAAACCCGCCTTAACATGTTGTACTTCAGGAAAATGTATGAACGTCATCAAAGCCATTAACTTCAACTGCTTCATGTCAGGGTACTTGTCACTGCCCGTCTTGTAATCAACGATGAACGCTGTATCGCCTGAGATAATCATCAAGTCAACAATCCCGCGCACCCAATAATCACTGTCGTTAAACCCACATACTTCCTTACTTGCATTAAGCGCCATCTTATGCTCAATGAATCTCTCGCCATCAATCTCCAACAACGGGTCAACTAAAGCAGCAAATCGCTTGTAGTTCTGTGGTAGCTCTGCGCCCGTCTTCGCATAGTTCTCTAACGCCTCATGTACGTCTGTGCCATAGAGCATCTGATGCGTTGGCTTTATCGCGTAGTTCTTTAAGACTTTAACCTCGTTGTACTGTCGCGGACAATTAATGTACTGTTTTAGACTTGAGAAAGACCATTTCATAGGGAACCTTTTAGTTAACATTCTCCATAACTATGCCCCCATTTTGCTTCACATGCAACAGGTAAAGTCGCCCCCCAACTAGGCGGTGTAGACATTGCCTGAATGATAAATTTCATAGCCTCATCTTTCTCTTCCTCTGGTACAACGATAATTGCTGCGTCATGTACAGTCAGGACTACTCTATACCGCTCATTAATCGCCAACATCTGTTCGCCTACAACTATTCTAGCTAACGCTTGAACCACATTCTCAACGACTGCCCCACCCCAAATACTTATCGTGCCCTTCCTAGACTTGTACTTGTATTGGGAGTTGACTTCCTCCGTATCTAGGTATAACTCTGGGTAGCGAATTAATAACCCATTCGGTAGCTCAATCCCTTCTTTAACAACGCGCAGCGCTTCGTTTAGTCCTAGATAAAACGGCTTGCTCTTAGCATCCCAGTTGGCAAGTTCAGTTAGCGCATTGTCAGACTCTCTCCATAAAGAAATAATATCGCTATTGACATCTCTATAAAGTTTTACTATCTGTTGGCACTCTTCATCCTCAATGACAGCCCCGGGCGGTTGTGTCTTTAGCGTGTGCTGTAACTTTCTCCAGCCAGTGCCATAACCAAGCCCTAACACACAAGTCTTTCCAACGAACCTTTCAACAGGGTCGGCTTTCGTTATGGTTCGGTTGTATACCTTAGATGCAAAAATTGAATACACATCCTCGCCTTTGGCGAATTGTTCTACTACATCATCCTGCCCTGCCAACCACGCAAGTACACGCGCCTCTATCTGAGAGGAGTCACAGTTGATAACCACGCACCCATTTGGGGGCAGTACGGCGTTTTTGAGGGTTTTCTTTTTCTTGTCTCGACTTGGCAAGTTTTGAAAATTAACCTTATCTGAACCTGACCATCGCCCAGTGTGAGCGCCATAGTATTTGAGTGGTATAGGGAGTTTTCCCTTGTTCCGTTTTCCAACATCCACAAATCTGGTAATCCTCGACTCCTCAAGAGTCGATTTAGTTCCGAGGCGCACGGCACAAAGTTGTTGTATGAATGGGTCGTCATGTTCCGATAGTGCAATAAAGCCTTCGTCATTTTTTGCAAGCGCAAGCGTTGTTCTCCCAGTAACCGGAGAAATTTTTGTTGGTGGTTCAATAGGAGGGTCAAGTCCTTCAAGGATCGCAGCAAATTGTTTATTGCTTGCCAACTTCTTGCGAACAGACTCTTCATCATCGCACTCCAACCTTTCTTTTAATGTAGCAAGCAGATCATTCTTCTCTATCTTTAGTTCTTCTAAGCGTTCAACTAGCAACGCATCATCAACCTCAAATACCGGGTCAATAAACATCCTTAGCGTCATATCAATAAGTCTTATCTCATCGCCCGGAAATTCAGTAACCATCGTATTAAACAACTTGTACGTTAGCTCAACGTCATTCTTGCAGTACGCACCGTAACGCGCTAAGTCCTCAGCCGTAAAGTCTTCTTGGCGTTTATCCTTCGCAGCCACAACCTCGTCGCCTTTGACTCCCAGCTTATATATCTCAGCCAAAGCCTTCAGTGAACCGCCCGCATCAACGCCGTGGAGCGCTCTCGCCATGCTCAGAGTGTCGATATATAATCCTGCCTTGATACCGTAGCGCCAAGCAAGTATCGCGCCATCAAAAAGAGTGTTGTGACATAACAACGCGCAATCGTCCCAATTAAACTTCGATAGGTATTCTTTTATATCAGAGGTAACCCATACTGATTCCCCGTCATCGACCTTGACGCCGACACCAATGACTTGAAAATCCTTATCTCTTATATATTCCTCAGTTGTTTGTGTTTTAAATCCACACTTGTCGGTGTAGTACGACTCAAAGTCCAATGTTATTAAGCTCATCGTATTATTTCCACTTCCCCTTCGGTTTCAATCCATACCCTAGCGCCGCATGACAACGGTTTATCTGGTGAGTACACAATCTTACTGTCGCCCTTAATAGATACTTCATGCGCGTAGTCGTTGGACTTGTAGGTCTTTACTGTTAGCACAGGTTCTTTATGCGCGCTACTTATGTTCGAGCGTATTTTGTGTTGGTTAACATGTATGATTGTTTTCATAAGTTTGCTTAGGCATTTTTTTCTTCTGCTTCTAGTACACGCAAGTCGTTAGCAACATCAGATACACCATGCCAATCACCTCGCGCAATCATCACGCGCATGTACTCAATTAGAATTAGACGTTGTGTATCGTAGTCTTCGTAGTCTCTATTATGGTTAACCATTGTTCTTCTCCTTTAGTTTGACTTCAATAAGTTTTTGAATTAAGGCTTTTTGTCTTTTCCAATCCTCATCACCGTGCATGTAATAGTGCCCCGCACCGTGCTTCGCAACCATTTCTTTTTGGAACTCTTCGCCTATGTCAAAATAATGTTCATCAAACTGCTCCCATATGTCGCGCCAATCTTCGTCATCCACCGTTCTTCTCCTTTAGCTTGGCTTCTATAGACTGTACGATTAAGTTGAAACGAACTGAACCCGCTTTGAAACCTGCACTAAGTCCTGCTGCAAGTATTTCCTCGTCCGTCAGCCCTACCCATTCGCGGTTTGGTGGTGTGGCATAGAGCGGCGTATGTTTAGCGAATGGAATGTCTGTTTTTTGAAAGCCTATTCCCCTACTTGAATACCCGCCGCCGTTATCTATATCCCACATCCATGCTACTGGTTCGCTCATAACTCCTCCCCATTTTGTTCGGCTTCTTTGTTCATAATTTGACTACGTTCCATTGGTTGCTTCGTCTTTGACCTTCTAGGTTTTCTCTCAGTATCGCGCTTCTCCTACGATCGTTTGTGTTCTGCTTTTTAAGTTTGGTTATGTCGTTAGATATTCTTTGTGCTGTGTTTTGATTGTTTAAGTTTGCCATCCAATCTAATGTTTTAATATCTTGCGTTTTATCGGTATCCCACAACCTATCTGCTAAAGGTTTTAAATGCGAACCAACAAAAGCTTGTACGCGCATTTTAAGTATTGGCGGTTGCCGTTTTAGGGTCTTGTTAGGGATGCGTATGTTATAAGGCTTTAACCAGTACCACATCTGCATAAGAGTTATGTCTGCCCTGAATGCCTTTATCAACATAGCGTCATAGATACGTTGCGGGTCGTGCATTACATTCTCCTTATTCAACATCTTCCTTGCCCATCTTCCTAATCTCTTCAATCGTCAACGTGGTCTTATCATAAATAATTAATATCATGCGTGGTGTTATGTTCATCTGATCGTTGCGTATGCGGCTAATGACAGGCGTGGAGCAATACAAAAAATTAGCTAGTTGCGCGTCAGTCTGAAAGTTATTTGTTCGCATTAAAAAATTAAAAATCTTTTTCTCTTTGCGTATGTGCCGATTTTTATTCATAGACCTGAAACCAGTTGTCCCTATTTAGAGAATTATTTAGACACAAAAAATAGCAGTTCGGGTTGCCCCGAACTGCTAAATAAAATTATTTGAAACCGCGATTACGACCAAAAAGATAATCGTCTCTGTACTCACTCGGCGGCGTCCACCCATACTTACGCCAGACAGCCTGAACATTAGCGCCCGACGTCCACTTAAAATTGTCTAGCGGATTCATGCGTTGTTCGCCCTGATAAACGTCAGGCACAATTAGATTTTCTTTACCGACCACTTTGAACTTCATCATTTATTATCCCCTCTAGTTGATCTACATTATCCTCATTGACCACAAGCGCTACGCCACCACACCTACCTATCTCATTTAAGTTTTTTACCTGAAGCGCAGTCGTTCGGTTGCCGCCCGCTTTACACTCAATGCCTAAAAACCTGCCCTTGTAACAAGCCACTATGTCTGGTACACCTGCTGCGCCATAGCCGCCCATGAAGGGCATGAAATAATAAGCTCCTAACTTATCAAGTGTTGCCTTGACTTTCTTCTTGACTTTTGCTTCAGGTTTCATGTCATACCTTTGAGAGAGGCTAACTCCTTGTCACCCATAACAACTATGAACATGGTGCTTGATGCTTGCCACCCCACAGTCTCCAAGTTACCCTTCCTAGTCCTGAACAATTCCAACGTAGTAAGGATGTCGTCTAACTTTGTATTTAGCGTTTCGCCTACACCCGATGCCTTAATCATAGACAGTCGCACTCGTATAAAATCAGGCAAAGTATCATCAGTGAATACTCTTATCGACATGTTCCCTACATGTACAACATACTTGTTAGATGTTTCAGTTGCCACCTGCACAGGCACGCGATAGTTAATTCCATCTTCAGCCATTACAGGTGACAAGTCAGTAAGCGCGTTGAACACGTATTGATTTAGGGTGTGGTCTTTCATAGTACAAAGAACCAACGCATGTCAGACAACGTACCCCATGTATCTATTCTGCAACCAATTACACGTAGCTCAGGTATGTACATCTCAAGGCGCTTAGGTACTAGTTGACTCTCGCCTACAAACCCAAACGAAGTGACCTTATCTTGGTGATACTGTTGCATGTGTACCTTAGTCATCGTTAATGTTGGTATCAACTCTTGTATATGATCTATGTCTTTGGTGCGAACGAACGGCGTATCAACACTAAACTTAATATTCAGCAGATCGTGATCGCTATCCAACTCAAAATCAAACCGCATCTTGCCTACTATGAACGAATTAGTTTTGTCGTATCCAATAGCCCATACAGGGTTAGAGAAAATATCCATTAATTCGTCTGTTTGTTTTGCCCTTACTTTATCAACGTCAATAAATATGTCAAGTAAAGATTTATATTTGTCGATTGATTGTTTTGATAGACTCTCTACATCTTGATTGTTAAAAACTATATTGAGTAGCGTATGAGTTTCTTCACTAGTCAATTCATTATGCTTTGTCTTGCCGGTAAAACTTCTAGCAACAAAGTTTGGTATAGCGTAAAAGTCATTATGGTATTGTGCATTTATTAGATCGTCTGCTGATTCGGGCATTAGCTTGTACCTCTTTATGCTTCGCATCAGTACAGAAACTTTTGTCGCAACGTAAGTGTACTTGTCATCGTGTGTCCTACCTCTTTCTTTTGGGGACATAACACTACGGAATGCGAACTGATGTGTATTCATGTCATAGTACACGCCGCCTACAGGTATATCTTTCCATGCAACTATCAATCGCGCTATGTCCATGTTATCGGTATGTGGCGGGTGCTGATAGCCTATTACCTTAACGTCATAGTGATATACCAACTCACGCAATAATGGGTATGCTTTATTTGTTACTACGGATGCTTCCGAAATGTTATCTACAGCAATAGGATGAACTAACATTTTTTATTCCCTTTCAATTAGTTATTAACAATTACTTTCTTGCCCTTCGGTGGAGACCAACGCTCGTTCTCCGTCACTAACCACAATGTATCGGCGGATATATTCCACTTAACATTATCTTCAACATAGCCATCAGTAAACACTACAACACAGTCTGGCTTGTATCTCTTCTCAAGGATGTATTGCGCTACACAAGATACCAGCGTACCGCCGCCGCCTATTGGTTTAAGAATATCTTTGATGTTGGGCGAGTCACCTGCAAACACCTGCTCACCATGTACCTCTGTATCCCACCATAGAATCCTTACCGTTTCGGGCGTACACGAATCGCAAATCGCTTGCACCTGAACTGCGAACTTGGCAATCATCTTTTGATTTATCGAGCCTGACGTATCAATGGATATGATTACCTCTGTCAATGTTTCATTCTCTGTACTCGGTGCAAGGATGTCATTGGCTAGCATCGCTCGGTTAAACCTACGCCATGTGTACTCGTCCTTACCGCGTACCGAACTCGTCCAAAACTCTCGTAACACATCCTCCCAACGTAGTGGTTTGTCCAACGATTGTTCTACCTGACGAGGAACCTTAGTGCCAAGCCTACCCGCCAACATACCGCCCTCACGTATGGCTTGGTTGATAGCCTTCTCCAACTTCTCACCTTCCTCTGGAGTAGAAGGTGTCTTGCCCATGTCATGCTCATCGCCTGTCACTTCGCGCTTGACACCGTTAATTACTATTTCGGTTGTCCCCGAACCGCTACCTGCCCGTGGATTGCACTTAGGATTTTCCTTCTTCAAATGGTTGTAAATCTCACGTACAGACCAACCGTGGAACTTCTCGTCATACACAGCGCCCTCAGGTAATGAAGCCAACTGCTTATCGGACAGATTCATAATGATGTCGTTGACAACCAAGTCCATAGCAATGTTGGCTAGGGTATGATTCTCTTTCATCAAGTCGGTGTGTCTCGGTATGTGCATGAGTGTGACATGTAAATTCTCATGTAAGATAAGACCTCGCAACTCAACATCTTTGAGCTTTTGCATGAATGAGCGAGAATATTTCTTGTTGACTCCATCGGTGTACGCCGTAAAAGATTCATCACTTACCTCACTATCTCCCATCATAATGATGCCCGAGTACAACGCAGTCTCAGGATGTCGCATTAACACAATGTGATTCTTCTTCAGTCTTTCTTCGTCTGTAAGATATGCCATGATCTAACCCTTTCTTATTACAGTAGTTTGTAGTTATCTTTGCACCACTCGCTGACCTCAGCATTGTTTTTCGCAAGGCTTACGGTGCGTTTAGTACCCATCAACATAGTAAAGAATATGTTTTGAATCTCGGTGTGCTTGACACGTTTAATGAACTTCATAAATGACGACAGATCATCTTGCGTTACGATGTCGTCAATCGCATTGAACATCACCATGCACAGCGCAGCAACATCTGTCGGAACCGCAACGCCTTCTGGGTTGGCGATGATCTCACTAGTCATTAACACCTGACTGTTCATGTCAATGAACGTACATAACTGTTCGGCTCCTGACGAACCAATAGTTCCAGCGAGCGTTGCTTCGATCTCGTCTCTACTAAAACTATCTTTGTTCATGACGATCCGATTGCACTTAGTGAGCGAACGTGGTGAAATAAACGACAGGCTTTGTGATGGCTTGGTCGGGTTGAATATGAACGGATTATCTTCTTGCCCACCGTCAAGGTATGAGTGAAGCACCCGAGGATTCATTGCAACGAATGAACGAATGATTGTACTGATACCATTCTCACCCGCCCACAGGTTGTATGACTTAGCGTTGGGTTTCTCCATGTGATAGAAGCAAACACGATTGCCTTTGTGTGCCTCAACGTAGTCGCCAACACCATCGCTTCCGTTGTTAGATGTACCAAACACGATAGACCCAAGCGGTAGCGCTTTGTCCCCTACTGTTCGCTCTAGCATTAGCTTAGTCCAGATCACGCCCATCAACTTAGGAACTTTGAATATCTCGTCAAGCATGATGACCTTTGGCTTGCTGTTATCCAACTTGAATAAAGACCCTACGTATTGATCGAGTGACTTCTCCCCGTGATTCGGTATTGTTGCTGCGATGTCTAGTAAATCTTTTGACGGACAGTCAACGTAGATGTAGTCGTACTTGTTGCCAAGTTTTTGCTCAAGCAATTTTAAGATCGACGTCTTGCCGCAACCCGGTTCACTAAGTATGATCGGTGTGACGTGTGAGTCTTCTCCCTCAATCGTTGCTGATATTGTCGGTATCAAGTTAGCTAGTTGATTGATTGTTACTGTCTTACGGAAGTCTACTTTTGCCATGATTAATTACCCCTTCGGTTGTTGACGAACTGTTAAATAGAAGTGTTGTTACGTGGTGCAAACTTGGCGAGGATGTCATCCACACCGTCTTTCACATGCGCTCTTGTTGCCTCTGACTCTCGTAGCATCTCAGCATCAACGCCGCGCAATGTAATCCCTAGTTGATCTACTATGTCAGTCAACCTCGTATCATCTGTGAGATTAAACTTCTTGTAGTCATCGCAATACTGTTTGGCTTTCGCCAATGTCCCTTCATATATCTTGCGTTTCTTCTGCTTCAACTCACCATCTTTGCCGGTAAACTCATCGTAGCCACAGCAATGAGATAAACTATCCATGACATCAGCGAGTCTGTCGTACTGCTCCTGCACTATGCCTTGCACGATCTCTTGCGCTTGGCGGTTGTAGTGTGCCGCCATGTCGTCAGCTAAGTCCTGCGCTATCTGACAACGATAGTCTGCCTGAGGAACCTCATAGCGGTAGAGCTTGATGCCGAACTTATGACGCACCTCATCCACCGTTGGATAGTCCCTGCGGTTGAACATATCACCTTGCTTGAACGCCATGTCCGAGACAATGTCGTCATACTTCGCTAAGAACTTTTCTAACAGATCATTGAACGAATCTTGATGCCCAGCGAACTCTTGCATGAACTTGGGTAGCGACACAGCCGGAAGATATGACTGTGATTTGTTCCACCCATACGTTGCGCGAGTCATCCAGTTGTAGATAGTCTGCCGATAGTTGGAAAGCGCTTTGTGTTCCGCATTGTTAGCGAGTAGATTTTTAACGAATCTGCCTGCGCTCTCATCGGCTTTCTTTGATGTAGTAACCTCATTGCTGATCTCACGATCTTGTTTCGTTGCCGACCAGACGTTGACCTCAAGGGTTACTAAAATGCCACTTGTCGCAAGTGACGTAATGTGCTGCGGTTTGCTTAACATAATTGACCTCATTTATTAAATAGAACTTCGTCCGAACCCGACATGTTAATTACTGTCGGGCGCAATTTACTCTCTCACTACACCTATAAGTATAACACAACTTGACATATTGTTCAAGGGCTTTACTCAAGTATTTAAGTTTTAGATGATGTGGAACATCAACATGGCAGCCACAAACCCCACCATTACCGCCATGCCCATCATTACCCAGAGATCAAGATCATCCATAGTTTGCTACCCCCTTCAAAAAGTATTGTATGAGCTATGAAAGCGCCTAGCGACATGAACGCGACGCCACCCAATATCACCGCGCACAATAGAAGCCAATTGTCGTATTTAGTCATTTCCGACTCACTCGCATCAACTTGTCACCGTCATCGTCAAAGACTGTGAACTCATCGTCGTCTGCCTTGATTGTCCACTTGCTCAGTCCGACCATGTGTAAGCACCTTGTTGATCGGTACAGTTGGTCTTCTAGTCTCTTTACTCTTATGTACATTACGATTGCGAATAACCCTAAGCATACCGTTGCTCCCTCATAAAAATTCATGGCAACTCCTTTATCTTGTGTAGATACTCTTCTACCTCTTCATCGGACAAGTGACCCAGTACATCCTCAGTTATGCCTGTCGTATAGCACATCTCAAAGTCATAGTCCCCCAACGTGTTGCCGTTCTTGTCAGTAAAGGTAAGCACAGCCAACTCCCACAGATTATCTTCACCTCCGTAAGAATGCGCCCCCTTGACGACTGACGCTCCGTAGCCGTTCGGGAACCTGTACAACTTCTGCACTCCCTGTATTGCCTCAACAATGCGAACATCATTTGGCTCAATAATATCTAGCGCCATTGCGCCCTCCCTTTTAAATGGTTCAAATAAGCAAATAACTGCTCACGATCAAGATCATTATCAGATAGCCTAAGCATCTGTTTCACATGCCGTAATAGTTTTCTATTCATCGTTTCGTGCCTTCCTTGTATGCTGATTCCACCTCAGTATCATGTCGTTAAAGTTATCTATCTCACTACGCTTGCGTTTGCGCTCGGTGGTGTCATGCCTACCTGCTGCTGACCCTGACTTCTTCGAGTTACGCACGATATGGTTCCGTGGTCTAAGAAATAATGGTGTATCCATCAATACTGTCCTCATAAAATAGAAAAGCAGCCAACCCACTCTTCATACTGATGTTGTTCCTCTAACGCTAACCACCAAGGATGACCCATCCACGAACGCTCGACGCAGATAGTCCCTCGCTGATAGTCTAAATAGTTCACTTCATAACCTTTCATTTAATTAACCCTCCCTTGTTGTTGATGCCCTTCAGGTCATCTAAGTCCGTTATCAGCATGTAGTTGCTCTTGTGCATCGGTGCTATGGTGCGCGAACGCTTGACGGCAAGTGACGCTATCTCCCCACATGGCAAGCAAGTCTTATAGCCCAACGCCCACCGCTCATGAGCCACCGGTGCATCACATATTATGCAAGATCGTGTATGCATTATTTCTCCCATGTCCACAGCGCATCGCCTTCAATGTTATCGAACAAATTTAGCTGGGCGTTAAAACCATCGTCAATTAAAAATTCTCTATACCATATGTCATACATCTCTGGATTATGAGCGTATAGCGTTTCGGGTGGTCGCGAAAGCTTCATTAGAGACAGAATGCGCTTGGCAACGGTTAGGTCTACGCCGTAACGGAAAAATATATCTTCGCGGATGAGTTCATCCGTAGTCATGTCTGGCATGTTTTCGCCATCAATGATGGTTTTGTTTTTTAGCTTGCCCATGATGATGCCCTTTCTTTGTTAGTAACGTAAGCCTGTGTTGTAATCGAGTAGACCAGACAAGTCTTTGTCTTTAAATGCTTGTGCCTCTTTTGCTACTGCGGCAGCAAACTCAAGGTCAGTTATTATTTGGCTACCATGACGTGCTACTAGGTGAGCGATTGCTACATGTAGCTGTCGCATTGCTTCTTGATCCATGATGATGCCCTTTCTTTGTTAGTTGATTGATTCCGGCTGTAGCCGGAACGCTAATTACAGTTGTATGAGGAACGCCTCACCCAACACTTATATTATACTATAAGTTGACATATTAAGCAAGAACTCTGGGTAACTTTGTTCGATAGAGGTTTTGTTCTGATTTGTTCTGGCTGTTCTGGTTTGGCGGGGTTGAATTGGAACAAATTGGAACAAATTTTGACGTAGGTATGCGGGGTTTAGTGATAGTAGGTACTATTTTGTTCCGGTGAAAAAAGGGTGTCGGAACAAACTTTTTGAAAAGCGAAGGGCTGAAAACCGTTGAAAACATTAGAGTATATTATTTTTTATAGATATAAATATATAAATAAAAGTGTGTTCTGTTCCGGTATGGGTATATGGCTCCGCTTGGATTCGATTTTTATTACGCACTTGCCAAACCGTTCGCGCTCGCTGCGTTTTTTCTGTTTTCCGGACATATACCCTAAAATCACTGGAACATTGGAACAATGCTGTAAGTCCTTGATTTTAAAGGGCGAAATCTTGTTCCGTTACGGAACAAACAACTAGTTGTCAGAACAGTTTTTGTCAGGTTTCTGTCAGACTAGACAGGTTCAGCGTCATTTAGTAGAAAATTAAATGATGTAGTGATTCCGGCTACAGCCGGAACGCTAAATAGAGACCACCCTTGCTCAACGCGCGCGCTCTAATTAACAACTGGTTTCAAAACATCGGGCGAAAAAAAACCCCAGACCGTTTCCGGTCTGAGGTCTGAGGTATTACATTCCTAGCTTAGTTTTAAACGCTATGATTGCAGCGTCAAGTTTTTTAGGATCAGGTACAGTCGCATCACCTCGCGCTGTCGCTGTCTTAGCTCTAGTTTTGAAGCTAACCAGTACATCGCCCATCCACTTATCATAGTTGACAGCCTGCTCGCGGGTTTTCTTTTCGCCATTACGATCCTTGATAATCTCGCGGGCTTTCTTTTGCAAGTCTTTGATTCTGTCAGATATATAACTATTACCTGATTTTCGAATCTTAGTCACGATGGCGTGTAAACCCTTGTCAATCTTAACAAGCTGTCCTACTTCATGCTGAGAATAACTATAAGCAAAATCGATACCGATTTTTTTACGCTCGATAATCTTAGCGTCTTTCGGTAATTGATCTACTGGGATATAGTTGCCATCGATAACAGCGTACTCGATAGCAGGATACTTTTCTGAGCGATACTGTAGCAAACCCTGAGTAATCTGTTCTTTCTCTAAGTTTTGCAATTCATCAGGAAAATTCACGCAATTATCCATTAGATAAAGTGCATTTTCTTTTAGTGCATCAGAATTACGACCCGCTTGATAACCACAATCGGCGAGTGACGCCGGTACTACTGAAATGGAATTATCCATTTTTAAACCCCTTACATTAAGATTAAAAGAAAAGATCGGTATCTATCCGATAGAATAGTTATAACTGATACGTAGCTATAAGTCAACGATTCCGGCATAGGACGGAATACTATTTAATGACGCGCTCACGACCGCACTCACGCGCTTAGGCTCGCGCGACAACATAACTGGTTTCAAAAACATGGGCGCAAAAAAAGAGAGAGCCGAAGCTCTCTCTGAACTACTACTGATCGTCTCGCTCGATCCAATGTGCATGGACTACATTAGGAAACCATTCAGTTAACCACTTCTCTTCTGTCATCGACTGACAGATCACACGTCCTGTGCTGCTAGGCTTGTGTGGCTCACGTATACCTAAGATTGTATAAGGTATGCCGCGAACATGTACTACATCACCCACCTCAACCGGAGCGTCGCCGCTCTCGTCATATACTAGTCTCATAGCTATTACCTTTCAGTAATGGGGGCCGAGGCCCCCAGTTGGTTTAGTCACACACGATTTCGTACTTGGTGCGTTCGATCACCTCAGTGCCTACTGCTATCTTGCGGCAGGTAGGACTGTCGTCCTTCACGTAAGCATGTACACATACGCGCCACTCTTCAGTCTCGAACCTGAAGTCTCGGTTCACTGCCACTGCCCAATCTTCAGTAGTGATCTTGCCGTTATCCTTCTCAGTGATCTCAGTCAGATAGCCCAGAGCGTTGACCAACTCGTCCTGCTTGAAGCTGTCAATACTGAACATGCTGACGTAGACAACAGGCTTGCCGCAGTAGACTTCAATGCGGATATTACTCAGACCACCAAGTATATACAGCAGTGGCGCGACCAACTGAGTCAAACGCTTTTGAATCTTGGCAGACTTGAGCAGTGACTTATCACGCTTGACGTCAGCGATACGTGAATCGAGTGAAGCAACAGCAGAGCCGATTACATCGGCGACAGATTTGGAGTTCATGATGAACCTTTCATTGAAGATACTACAGACCGGCACTAATTTCATCCGGTAGAATAGTTATAGCTGATAGTAGGGGCATAAGTAAAGTTTTCCACCCTACCAATCGGCCCCCCATCCCCCAAATCTACAGCTTGGTACCATCCCTCCCCCATACCCCAAGATACGCACAAATAACTCCACCAAATTCCAAATCTCAGAAACCACCCCCCTTCATTTTTGTCCGAAGAATGTATACAAATTTCGCAAAAATTTTTCCAAAACTTAGTTAACAAAATAACAAGCCTTTACAAAGTAGAAATTCGTGTTATAGTCTGCAAATCACATAGGCCACAGGAAGCCCAATGAATGTGATTGTCCCCAATTTAGAAGAAGATATTCCGTTACCATCATCAGCGATGGAAGCGTTACCCGAACTCACTCCGCAACAAGAGATTGAGATGAGGGCTAAGACAATAAAACTCATTTCCGATCTTAATCACGAGCCGATTGAACCAACTCCAGAACACATGGATGTTGCACGTCAAATAGCCAGACAAATGATAGAGAACCCGGCACACCGCCCGGAGTTTGCTAAATACCCTAATGAAGTAATGGCCTACCTTGCAGGTATGGTGGCTCAGTCTAACTGTATGATCGTTGAAGAGTTGTCTGATTTAAAGCTCTACGTGGTCAATAAGCTTGTTGCAGAGATTGAAAATGTCAAAGACCCGAAGGCAAGGATTGCCGCTTTGTCAAAACTAGGTGAGGTAGACGGGGTTGATGCATTTAAGAAGCGTAGCGAGATGACTGTAAAGATACAGAGTATTGAGGAAGTAGAAAAAGAACTTATCGAAACCTTAAATATGCTTGAAGATCAGGTAATGGACGTCGAAGTTAGGGAAATAGGGCAGGGTTTAGGGGCTAACGATGGTGCTTGACACTATAAAACTGTCCGCAAATGACATAAATAAGCTGCGCGCGGCACTACCCACGATGCCTGAGAAGCAAAAAAGGCGTACTGCTGAGCTATTAAAGAAGTATAAAGAGGAAGTAACGCGCGAAGTTAGTAAGGAATCGTTCCTTGATTTCGTAAAACATGTGTATCCGGGCTATAAAGTGGGTCCGCATCACTATAAATTAGCAAAAATCTTTGAAGAAATAGCTGCTGGCAAGAAAAAACGGGTGATTGTGAACATTGCGCCGCGCCACGGCAAGTCGGAACTCATATCTTATCTAGCCCCAGCGTGGTTTTTGGGGAAATATCCTAATAAGAAGGTCATTATGGCCTCACATACTGCCGACTTAGCTGTCCAGTTTGGTAGAAGAGTCCGTAATTTAGTGGGATCGGAGAATTATCATGACATTTTTCCGCAGATTGAGCTACAAGCGGACTCAAAATCCGCGTCGCGGTGGGGAACTAACTTTGGTGGGGAGTATTTCGCCATCGGTGTTGGCGGTGCTTTGGCTGGTCGTGGTGCTGATCTATTTATTATTGACGACCCCCATTCTGAGCAAGAAGCCAAGCTCGGACGACCTGAAGTGTTTCTACCAGCATGGGAATGGTTTCAGAGCGGGCCTATCCAGCGTCTCATGCCGGGCGGCGCAATTATTGTAGTGATGACTAGATGGTCAAAACTTGACTTGACCGGACAGATTGTTACGCAGATGGAGAGAAATGAAGATGTTGATCCGTGGGAAGTTGTACAGTTTCCTGCAATTGATGAGAATGACCAACCGCTCTGGCCTGAGTTCTGGCCTATCGAAGAATTGTTGGCAAAAAAAGCATCACTGGATATTCGATACTGGAATGCTCAGTACATGCAGGAGCCAACATCAGAAGAAGGAGCGTTAATAAAGCGCGATTGGTGGCAGATGTGGGATTCAGATAACCCACCGCCGTGTGAATTTACCATTATGAGCTTGGACGCTGCACAAGAAACGAACAATAGAGCCGACTTTAACGCGTTAACTACGTGGGGCGTGTTCTTCAACGAAGAAGTAAATAACTACAACATCATACTGTTGAACTCTATTAAGAAGCGTATGGAGTTCCCAGACCTTAAAGCTCTTGTACTAGAAGAATATAGGGAGTGGCAACCAGATGCATTCATTGTGGAGAAAAAATCAAACGGCGCGGCTTTATACCAAGAGCTACGGAGAATGGGAGTGCCAATCGGAGAGTTTACCCCCGGTAAAGGTAATGACAAGACAAGCCGCGTTAACGCTGTTAGCGATCTGTTCCGCTCTGGCATTGTGTGGGCACCCCATAGGCGCTGGGCGATGGAGGTTATTGAAGAGTGCAACGACTTTCCTAGTGGTATCAACGACGACTTAGTTGACTCAACGACACTAGCATTGATGAGGTTTAGGCAAGGCGGGTTTATACGTCTGCCAAGTGATGAGCCAGATGAGATTCAGTTGTTTAAATCTAAGCGCAGAAAGGCGTACTACTGATGACTATTTATATATTTAAGGATATTTCACTATGAGTATTGACAAAGCGCTTTATGCAGCGCCGCAGGGCATTATGGACGACGAACCTGATCTGGAGATTGAGATTGAAGACCCAGAGGCCGTGCGTATTATAACGGACGGGTTAGAGATTGATATTGAGCCACAAGACATGGGTGATGAGGAGTTTGAGGCTAACTTAGCTGAATATATCCCAGACTCTGTGCTGTCGTTAATAGCCAACGACTTAATTGATGCATATGAAGAGGACGTGTCTTCGCGCAAAGATTGGATACAGACGTATGTAGATGGCCTTGATCTTTTAGGGATGAAACTTGATGAACGAACAGAACCGTGGGCGGGTGCTTGTGGTGTTACACATCCCTTACTCTCTGAGGCGCTTGTTAAGTTCCAAAGCGAGACGATCATGGAAACATTCCCTGCGGCTGGGCCTGTTAAAACAAAGATCATTGGCAAAGAAACGACGGCAAAGAAGGAAGCAGCGAGCCGGGTTCAAGAGGATATGAATTACCGCTTGACAGAAGAGATGCCTGAGTATCGTCCAGAGCATGAGCGCATGTTGTGGGGCTTGGGTTTATCTGGTAATGCATTTAAAAAAGTGTATTTTGACCCGTCGTTAAACCGTCAAGTGTCTATTTACGTGCCAGCTGAAGACGTAGTAGTACCTTACGGCGCGTCGTCGTTAAAAACATGCGAGCGCGTTACACATGTGATGAGGAAAACTGAGAATGAATTACGAAAGCTTCAAGTATCGGGCTTTTACCTCGATTGCGATCTTGGCGACCCGGTTAATACTATCGAAGAGGTTGAGAAAAAGATTGCAGAGAAACTTGGCTTCAGAGCGGTTACTGATGACCGATATCGCATACTTGAGATGCATGTTGATGTCGACTTACCCGGCTACGAGGATGTTGACGAGGATGGAGAAGAGACGGGCATCGCGTTGCCGTATATCATTACCATTGAAAAACATACGCAGACAGTTTTAGCTATACGTCGGAATTGGAAACCCGATGACAAAACCAAACAAAAGCGCAACCACTTCGTACACTACGGCTACGTCCCGGGCTTTGGGTTCTACTACTTCGGCCTTATTCATCTTATCGGAGCTTTTGCAAAGTCCGGCACGTCCATTTTGCGTCAACTCGTTGATGCAGGTACCCTCTCCAATCTTCCGGGTGGGCTTAAAGCTAGAGGACTACGAATCAAAGGAGACGACACACCAATCTCTCCGGGTGAATTTAGAGACGTAGATATACCTAGCGGCAGCGTCAAAGACAACATTATGATGTTGCCATACAAAGAGCCTTCGCAAGTTCTTGCTGGTTTGATGAACCAGATTATTGAAGAAGGTAAAGTGTTTGCAAACATGGCTGACTTAAAAGTTAGTGATATGTCTGCACAGAGTCCTGTTGGTACAACGCTGGCTATTCTTGAGAGAACTTTAAAGATTATGTCGGCTGTGCAAGCAAGGATTCACTACGCTATGCACGAAGAGTTTCGTCTATTAAAAGGCATTATTCGCGACTTTACTCCAGACGAGTACAGCTACGAGCCAGACTACGGCAACCGTCGCGCAAAGCAAAGTGACTATGACCAAGTAGATGTGATTCCTGTCAGCGACCCTAACGCTGCAACGATGAGTCAAAAGGTTGTTCAGTATCAAGCGGTATTGCAGTTAGCGCAGTCAGCGCCTCAGATATACGACCTACCTGTTTTACATCGTCAGATGATTGAGGTCTTAGGTGTTAAGAACGCGGCTAAATTAGTACCGATGCAAGACGATAGGAAACCCCGCGATCCTGTTACAGAAAACATGGACTTGTTGCGTGGCAAACCTGTCAAAGCGTTTGCGTATCAAGATCATAGGGCACACATAGCTGTACACGCATCAGCTAAAAATGACCCACAAGTGCAAGCGTTAGTTGGACAAAACCCACAGATAGCGCAGCAGTTAGTGGCAGCTATGGACGCTCATATTAATGAGCACGCAGCGTTTGAGTATAGGAACCAGATTGAACAAGCCATCGGTATGGAGATACCGAGTTTTGAAGAGGGTAACGAGGACGATCAAGAAGAAATTTCTCAAGAGATGGAGCTTGAGATTTCTCGTCGCGCAGCTATGGCGAGCCAGCAAATCTTGCAACAACACATGCAAGAAGCTCAAGCGCAACAGAACCAGCAACAGATGCAAGACCCAATTATTCAGATGCAGATGCAAGAACTACAGATTAAACAAGCTGAGGTTCAGCGCAAGATTGCTAAAGATAAGCTCGACGCAGCCGCGAAAGACAAACAATTGCAGGTTGAAATGGAGCGCATCAACGCACAGAAAGAGATTGCCGGAGCAAATATGGCAATGAAACACACAGCTGATAAATCTCGCAATGACACACAAATGGAGATAGAAGGCTTCCGTCAAGGTATGGACTTACACAAGATGAAGTTAAAACCAAAATCAACACCACCGAAGGATAAACCAAATGAACGCGATAGAAGCGGCAATTAAAGAATTAAGGGAGCGTCGAGTACAACTATCCGACGCAGTAGCTGACAGAGCGGCTAAAACCTTTGATGAGTATCAATTTATGTGTGGTGAAATACGAGGACTCACTGCCATAGAGTCGTATCTTTTAAACCTCGCAAAACGAATGGAGCAAAATGATGACTGAACTAGTAATCGCTACAGAAAGCGGTGAAGTTCCGCAAGATGCCGAAGATAAAGCAAAACAACTGCCACAACCTTCTGGCTACCACATACTAGTAACCATACCGGAAATTGATGACAAGTACGACAGCGGTCTAGCAAAAGCCGGTACAACAATGCACTACGAGGAAGTCCTTAGCACGGTCTTTTTTGTCGTGAAATTAGGTCCTGAGGCATATAAAGGCGACAGATTTAAAACTGGCCCTTGGTGCAAAGAAGGCGATTTTATTCTCGCGCGTCCGAACAGCGGCACTCGTTTGAAGATTCATGGTAAGGAATTCCGTCTTATTAATGATGACTCAGTAGAGGCTGTTGTCCAAGACCCGCGCGGTATTTCACGAGCATAAGGAGACACCATGCCTGAATTTGAAAAAACTGAGTATAAGTTCCCTGATGAGCTAGAGACAGAGATGTCCCGTCCTGAAGATGAGGAAGAGGAGTTTACTGTTGAAATTGAGGACGACACTCCCCCAGAAGACCGTAATAAGGAACCCCTCCCGGTTGATATTGTTAATGCTTTGGAAAAACCCGAGGATGGTGGCGAGTATCCAGAAGATGTAATTAACAAATTTAAACAGTACAAACGGGCTTGGCATGACGAACGCCGCGCTAAAGAAGCCGCTTACCTAGAGCAAGAAGAAGCTTTACGTATAGCCAAGAATATTCTTGAGGAAAATAAAAAACTTAAGGCTACTCTGGCTTCTGGAGAGCAAGCCTACGCTTCAACCGTGCAGGAATCGGCTGAAAATGAGGTTGAAATGGCTAAACGGGAGTACCGTGAAGCCTATGACAGCGGGGATTCAGAGAAGCTAGCAGAGGCACAATTTAAGCTAACTAATGCTAGTTTAAAGTTAGACAGAGCAAAAAATTTCAAACCCTCTGTACAAATCGACGAAAATGAGGTACAACTGCCGCAAAGATCACAAGCTGACAACAGACAGCAGCAAGTTGATCCAAAGTTTGCATCATGGCAGCGTCGAAACTCGAATTGGTTCAACAAAGACGAGGAGATGACTGAGGCAGCCAAAGGCTTGCACATGAAACTGCAACGTGAGTACGGCCCCGAATATATTGGTACTGACGATTATTACGAACGGATTGACAAAACAATCCGCAAGCGGTTTCCAGAAGCCTTCCAAATAGACGCTGACAAAGACGCGTCAGAGTCGCCCAAACAGGCGACTGCTAAAAAACCTAGTACGGTCGTAGCTTCAGCTAAGCGGAGCACGGCTCCGAAGAGTATTAAGTTATCGGCTACCCAAGCTGCGCTAGCTAAGAAATTTAAACTCACACCGGAGCAGTATGCTCGCGAAGTCCTCAAATTGGAGAACAGATAATGGCTGAAAATCGACTTACTCGTGAATTAGAAACCCGTGCACAAGTTTCATTGCAGGAACGCCCTAAGCAGTGGGCACCAGCAGAGCTGCTACCTGAACCAGATAAGCAGCCGGGTTTTAGCTATAGATGGATTCGTGTCTCAACATTAAATAATGCTGACCCACGGAACTTATCAGGCAAGCTACGCGAAGGTTGGGAACCTGTAAAGGTTACGGAGCAACCTAAGTTTCAACTGCTAATCGACCCAGCTAGTCGCTTTAGTGACAGTATTGAGGTTGGTGGATTATTGTTGTGTAAGACCCCGACTGAATTTGTTGAGCAGCGTAATAAACATTACGAAGACCAAACTCAGGCGCAAACTCTTGCAGTAGATAATAGTTTTATGCGTGAAAACGACCCCCGTATGCCTCTGTTCACTGAGCGGAAGTCATCGACGTCGTTTGGTAAAGGTTAATTTAAAACTTTTTTGGAGTAAATTATGGCATATCCTGTTGTAGATGCCCCTTACGGGCTACAGCCGGTCAATTTGATCGGAGGTCAGGTATTTGCGGGTTCTACT